GCGCTCATCTTGTCGAGCGCGTCGCCCGAGTCGCTGAAGGCCTTGGCGGTGCCGAGCAGCGCCGTCACCGCCGCGACGCCGATGCCCGCCATCTTGGTGCCGATCGACCGCAGCCCCTCGCCGAAGGCTTCGAGCTTCTTCCGGGCCGCCTTCAGACCAGACGACAGCTTGTCGCTGACGCCCAGCTCAACGAAGGCCCGGCCTGCTCGGATGCCAGAGGTGTTCGCCATCGATCATCCACGTCGGACAGAGTTCCGCCAGAGCAGCGGCAGGTTGGGCCGCTCCTTCTCCAGCGCCGGGGCCATGTACGGCCGCGGCGCGATCTTGACCTTCTGCGACGTGAGCTTGCCGCCACGTCGACGGAGCACAACGGTGTCGCCGCCGTACTCGAGCACGTTCGGGACGGTGCTCTTCTTGAAACCAACTGGGCCGACGACCACCGAGTCGTTGGCCTTGTCGTACCCAAAGAGGATCAGCCGACGCAGGCTGCCCTCGTGCGAATGGGGTGGGGCTCCGGGAGGAGCCGACCCCTTGCGTTTGCGGATGCTCGTCTTCGCTGCCGTGCGGATGAACGCGCCGGCCTTGCTGAGCACCTTTCGCTTGGCGTTGTTGACCGCCGCGATGACGACGTGGCGATCGAAGAACATGTCCTTGATCCGCATGGTGATCACCGTGCCCCGCTCCCGCTCGCGCTGAAGTCGTCCGGCCGCACGAACCTCGGCGGAACGCAGTACCACCCCTCCGGAAGCGTGACGGTGTCGTCTCCCAGCGTCCAGGTGTCATTGACGAGGCGGTAGACCTTGCCGGTCGTCCCCGGCCCGATCCGCACCGGGCTGTCGTCCGACACGAGCACGGTCCTCCCAGGCGCGCACCCGGTCCCCGATGCGAGACAGAGCGTCATCAGCGCGGCGAGCTTCCACAGCGTTCTTCGATTGGACATGGCGTTCCTCCAGCCACTTGATCAGGCCGATCACCAGCGCGGCGGCCAGTTGCGCGATCCAGTTCATGGGGCGGTCCTCGGGGGAGTGACACGGGGCTGCGCGACCACACGGGACCGCCCCGTGCGGGGGCGATTACTTTCCAGCGCCGACCTGCTCGCTGGTCTTGTCGTTGTCGCGAGCGAACATCAGTCCGACGCCCGCCGTGATCATGCCGATCACCAGCGTCCAGTCCGGGACGGTGGCGGGGTTGTTGTCGAACTGCGCCGACACAGCGGTGGCCACAGCGGCGACGATGGCGGCGATCCCGGCGAGCGTGGTCTTCCAAGACTTCATGTGCAGTACTCCTTGAGGGTGGCGGGCATCTGCCCGTTGATGAACACGTCCTTGAGCACGCTGACGGGCACCTTGGGCAGGGGCTGCCGGGCGTGGAATGGGTCAAAGTCCGCGGCGGTCAGCGGCCGCGTGCGCTTGGGGTCGCGGTGCAGGTTCGCCAACACCGCCATGTGTGAGGCCGCGATCGACCAGTCGTGCCGCTGGCGGCCGTCGAGCATCTGGACCAGCTCCCGCAGCGTCAGGGGCCCGGGGTCGACGCCGACGATGCCGGCGCACTGGTGGATGCGTCGCCAGAGCTCTGCAGCGCCTGGGCCACGAGGCGGTCCATCGCGTCCCCGGCGGTCATCTGGTCGATCTTCTTCTCTGTCAGGTCGCGGGCCTTGTCCATCACGCTCCGCGTGGCCTTGAGCACCCGCCCGAGGTTGGCCCGGTCCCTCGGGCTCGGGCAGAAATCCACGAGTTCGTCCAGCAGCGTCTGCGTCGCCGCCTCGATCGCGTCGCCCGCCATCGCCCGCCCGAAGTCCTCGTCGGTGACGCTCCGCGCGTCGGCCTCGGGCTTGCACACCGCGTAGACCGTGTCGCACAGGAGCACCGGGTCACGCACGAGCTTCTCGATGAGCGTGCCGTCCATCACCTGCATGAGGTCGACGCCCACCAGCCCGCGCACGCGCTTGAGCGCCGCGACGTTGATCGCCACCGTCCACGTGCGCCCTTCGTTGTCTTTGAACTGCCGCATCCGTGCCTCCGTGAAGTAGTCTCAGTCGCCGCGCCCGCCAGTCCGCGCGATCAAGTGCCCGGCAGCCAGCTCGGGGCCGTCGCCGAATAGGTCACCTTCGCCGTCACCGACACGGTGATGGCCTCCTCCAGCGCCTCGCTGCGGCTGAAGTTGGTGATCGAGAAGTCCGCCTGCAGCCCCTGGCCGCTGGCCCCGTCGAGCACCTGCAGCCCAAGCGCCGTGTTGTTGAAGAACGCGTTCTTGACGGCGGTGAACCCGGCGTCTCCGGTGTCCCAGACCATCTCGAACTCGACGCTCGCCTCCTTGAGCGTGGCGACGGTTGCCCGCCAGCCGTTGTTGGCCCGCGTGGTCACGTCCGCCTCACCCGCCTCGAGGTTGAGCGTCACGTCCTTGACGTTCTTGAGTTCCGTCCACGCCCCCGCGCCGACCTTGTACTTCAGGACGGCTTCCATGCCGAGTTTGATCGCCATCGGTGTGCTCCTTGCCTTTCAGTCCCCGGCCCAGCCGACCATGAACAGCTTCGTGCTCTCTTTGCCCGACACGAGCACCTGCGAAAGATCCACGCGCTCGAGCTGCACCTGCACGCCCGGCGACAGGTCGATCGGATCGCCCTTGCCGTCGCCGACTTTCAGCACATCGCCGTTGCCGGGGTCCGCCAGCAGCGTGACCGTGGCGAACGTGGGCTTGTCGGCGATGGGCTTGAGCGTCTCGGTGAGCGCGACGCGCTGCAGGATCACGTTCCGCATGGCTACCTCCGCTCCCGATAGGTGACATTCAGCACGCTCGTGAACACCCGGTGCTGCTCCATGGCCTCGGTCGAGAGAACCGGCTCGTTGGTCATCGCCGCCCACGCCGCGTCAGCGAAGTCCGGCAGCCGCTTGAGCCGCACGTGATCGCCGAGCGCTTCAACCAGCTCCAGCAACTGCTCGATGACCGCGTCCGCGTCCTCGGCGGGCAGCTTCTGCTGCACGCCGATGTCGAGCACGTACTCGAGCGTCAAGCTGTCGCGACTGGCGGGGACCATCTGCACCGTGCGCGGCACGACCGACACACGCAGCGCCTTGAGGTCCTCCAGCGTGAACGCGGGCTGGAAGAGCCGCACGGCGGTGACCGGCACGGGGAAGGTGCCGGCGTTGATGTGCGCCACCAGCGCGTCGGCGAGCTTGACGATGGTGCTCAGGGAACACCTCCCCCGGAGCCCGGGCCGTGGGGAAGCGCCGCCGGCGCAGTACCCGAGCCCGCGCTGAGCGCGGAGATGCGGCCTTCAAGGTACCAGAGCTTGTGCTCCATCTCCGCGTACTGCGCGCGGATGCTCTTGGCCTCGCCGAGGAACTCGTCGAGGCGCTTCTCGACCTGCTGGAGCTTGGTGGTGACGACGCCCCACTGGATCGTCATCGCTCCGGCCGCGAGCACGACCGTGACGATGACGCCGGCCCACTTGGCCGCGCCGCTCTGCCCGCTGTTGGTGCTCTGGTCGCTCATCACGTCTCCGTTCCGATGTGCTTGGTGTGAATCCGAAGAACCCTGCGGTACGGGTCGCTGTAGCGCCAGGGCGGCTGCCCGCCAGGTGCGTTCACCTCGTACACGACCTTGCTCGCCCCGCTCACCTCACGCACCTGGTCGCCGGCACGCGGGAGGATCGGGCCCGCGCCCAGATCCAGGTCTGCCGTCCGCACCAGAAAGTCCCGCGACTCCACCCGGTGGATCAGCCCCGCCCCCCCAACGTCGTCGACCTGCTCGAACTCCGTCGTGCCGATGGTGGCCTGGAGTTCCTTCTCATCCGTGCCACGCCGGTAGAGGACCGGTCGTGAAAGGTGCTGGTGACGCTGAGCGTCGAGGAACGCCGCGCCGCGATCGAGCAGGTCGCCCACAGGTGACTCCTTGGGGGGTTACTGCTGCAGGCGAACGCGAACGATGGTGTCGGCGTCGACGGTGGACTTCACCGCCTTGCCGATCAGCTTGTTCGCGCCCGCCGCTGCGTTCTTGGTGGCGTTCTGGGCGGCCGCGTCCCAGTACGTGAGCGTGCCCGCGGGGATGGCGCTGCCCGCGCCGACCGCCTTGGGAAAGTCGAAGACGCCGGTGACGGCGAGCGATCCGAGCTGCCCAGCCTTGATCGGTGCCTGCGTGATGCCGATGAGGTCGGCCTGCACGACCACCGCGCCCACGAGCACGTCCGCGCCCGGGGTGTAGTCGATCGCGCCGCCTTCCTGAACGAACTTTGCTGGTCCTGAAGCCATGCCTGAACCTCCGTCTGTGGTTGGGTCATCGCCGTCGATGCCCGAGTGCTGGTTGATGCCGCCGCTGATGGTGCCGCTGGTCTCGTCGCCGAGACCGCCGGCACCGACATTGATCTGCCCGGGCACGGCTTACACCTCGCCCTTGCTCTTCACGCCGCCGCGCGGGTCCTGCAGGTTGACGCCGAAGTCGTGGTAGCCGCGCATCTTGACCCCGAGCATGTTGAAGTCCGCCTCGGAGCTCTCCACGGTCGGGGCTTCCTTGCCGTCGAGGAAGGCGACCTCGATCACGGGCAGGTCGTTCGGATCCGCCAGCAGATACCACGCCTTGGCCGAGTTGCCGTTGTAGAGGGCGTTGGCGAGGTACCGGCTGACCTCGATGCGGAACTTGCCTTGGTGCGGGTTGGCGACGGGGAACTTGGCGTTGGCCGTAGTGTCGCGGATCTCGACGCTCTTGTAGAGCTGCGTGCCCATTGCCGAGAGCGACGTCGGCACGACCAGGATCGACGGCATCACACCCGTGGGCTTGCCGTCGGAATCCACCAGGTCCATGAACGTCTGCTCGGCCTTGGTCAGTCCGTCGATGCCGAGCGCTGTGTCCGCGCCCGTGACGAAGTTCTTGTTGCCGGCGCTGAAGAATGCGGCGTTGTTCAAGAACGCCGTCCAGAAGACGTCGTTGATCTTCAGGCCCGAGCCGCGGCCGAGCTTGCGGGGGACCGTGGTGATCGCGCCGAGATCATCATTGATGATGTCGCGACGATCGATCGAGAGCATGAGGCCGTACGTGTCGGCCTTGTTGGTGTAGGTCTCCTCGCCGAGCGTGCCCTGCTTGAGCTCGCCGCCGGGTGCGACCTGCTCGTACTGGTCCTTGCCGACCAGGCGGTAACTCGTGACGGTCTTGAAGTCCGACACGTTGCGGACGGCGCAGATGTTCCGCCAGACACGCTCGACGGAGAAGAACCCTTCGAGCAGGAACTTGTTGGCGACGTTCGAAAGGATGCCGCCGACATCGATGGTGGTCATGCCCGCCTCAATCCCGCGACCGAAGGCGGCCTCGAGCACGCGGCGGCTGTCGCGGAACGTGCGGCCGGTGTACCCGTTGGCGATCGCGGCCTCGAACAGGAGTTCCTGCAGGCCCATCCCGCCCTGGAACCGCTTGGCGGCGAGGTCCAGCGCCTGCTCGGAGCACACCTTCTCGATGCCCTCGAGCTTGGCGCTCTGGAAGCATGCGGTTTCGAGCACCTCGCTGGTCACGCTCGTGTCGATCACATGGATGCCGGGGGCCTTGGGGCGGCTGGCCCGGAGGACCTCGAGTTCGGTGCGCGTGGCATCCCAGTTGTCGCGGATAGCCTGGACTTCGATGCTGGAGTGCTTGCCGCCGCAGACCTTGCGGATCGCGTCAATGCGCGCCGTCTCGGCGAGCGCCGCGGCGCGGATCTGCTCGGGCGTCTGCTCGGTCCCGGTGACGGGAGCATTCGCGGAGGGGGTGGGGGTCGGGTTGGAATCGTCGGCCATGACGCTGGGCTCCTTGTGAAGACGCGCGGCGATGCTCGCGCTGGTGCGGCCGTCTGCGCCGAGATCCACGAAACTGATCTCGCCGAGCGTGGCCTTGCGGACGACGTTCACCGGGCCGGTGATCTCCTGGCCGTTGACCGTCGCCTTCTGGTTGTCCTTGATGAACTCGAACTCCTCGACGCTCGCGCCGACGGAGGCCTGCCACGGGAAGCCGTTCCGCGAGGACGCGACGACTTCCTTGGCGGCGCTTGTGTCACGCGAGATCACGCCCGTCGCCACGAGTTGCCCGGCCTCAACGCGGATCGAATCGGTGTGGCCGACGCCCGAGAGCGGGTCGTGCCCAAAGCGGATGGGGCGTGCCTGCGACGGGACCGCCAAGCCCGCGAGGTCGATCACGACCGGGTGCCGCCAGCCGCCAACCCGCATCGCGCCGCCGCTGTAGGCGACCATCTTGAAGCGGGGCAGCGGCGCGCTCTGGCCCTCCGCAGCGGCGGCGAACGTGATGTCGGCCGTCGCGGTGAACGTCAGCGCGGGCAGGATCTTTATGGAGTCAGTCGGCACTGGCACTTGCGGTCTCCTCGTCAACGGTGTCTGCGGAGTCGGGGTTGTCGGCGGGTGCGTTCGTGGCCGGAGTAGCGGCTGGCGCGGCGGCGGGCGAGAGCCCCAACTCGTTCATGAGCGCGAGCTCCTTGGCCCGCTGGCGGAGTTCCTGCTCCCAGTCGCGACCCTGCCGGGCGAACTCCACGGCGAGCGTGGTGGTGTGGTTGGCCAGGCGCGTCGCCTGGGCGCTCGCTTCCTTGGCGGGATCGACGTGCTCAACGCCATCCCAGAACCACGCGTGCTCCGGGAGCGTGCGTGCGATCGTGCGGAGTGACTGCGGGAGCAGCCCCTCGACCAGCACCGCCTCGTTGAGCCACGCCTTGAGGATGCGGTCGAGCACGGCGAG